CCCTTCTTTCATGTATTTTCTCGACCCCCTTTTTAATTGCCCTTTATTATGCGAATATGATACACTTGTTCTGCCTGATCTTAGATCAGGACCGGGCGGCTGGGCGGGGAGGTCGAAGCTCCTTGTTTCGCCGCTCGGACTTTGCTTACTGATTAAGTAAAAGCTTTTCCAAGTTTGGGTATTTTGTTGCCTTATCCGCCTGGCCTGCCTGAAACGCTCCCATTCTCGCGGAGGCTCGTTTGTTATCCAATAGGCGCGTGCCTCTGTTCTTATTCAACAACACGCCAAGTTCGGCTTTTACTACAGGGTTGTCCACAACGTAATTGATCGCCCCTATTATAGGGTTGCTTGATGCAGACCCTATTGAAGTTTTAAGCGATTGCAGGTCTGAGTTTTGGATTCTGCCTATTGCCCGGTCTATGCCTTCCTGAAGCTTTATATATGCGGCGTCTTGTTTATTAAGCCCCCTTATCTCTGGGTAAAGTTCTTCAAGCTTCGTCATTGCGGCATGTGCGAGGCCCTTCTTGCCAGATTCTGCTAACTGTCCACCGAGTGCGGTTTTCTCCGTCCCGCCATAAGTGGCCTCTTTGTAGAGTTGTCTTTTAATGCCGAGTAACTTATCCGTTGGGATCGTATCGCCATAGTCCATAAAGTCTAGTGCCTGTGCGTCCACCATCTCCCGTGCTTTCGTGGGGGCAGAAGACTTTCCTGCCTTTTCATACGTCTTTTCGAGCCCAGGTATAATGATATCTTCCAGCGTTCTCGCTACATCCCCCCGCTGTGCCCCTGAAGAAACAATGTCGTCAGCCTGTCCGCGAACGCCTTTTTCCAAAGAGCGCACCTTCTCAGCTCCGAACGGAGTCGGAAGAACGCTTTTTTCAAGACCCGCTGCAATCGCGGCTTGTCGGTCTGAAATTTCCTTCCCCGGCAAGGTTTCAACCCACTTCTTTCCAATTGGCATTTTAGTTGCACTCCCATAAAGCTTCTCAGGAAGGCTCGTTGCAGAAAGCGCCTTAACCGCGCCCTTTACCGGGAGCATTGCTATGCTGGCAGGCTCAACCGCGCCCGCTACGGATGAGGTCGCGGCTCCCGCCTTCTGTAATGCACCTACCTTGCTAAATTGCCCGACCTTTGACAGCGCCCCGCCTGACATACCTAGAAGTGTAGCTAAATCCCCTGCAATGCCTACCGGGTCATTAGCAAGGGTTTCCTTAATATTCTCCAGACCACCATACCTGTTCCCGTAATAGCCTTTTGCATTCTCAAAAGCCTGTACGTCCTCTTCCTGTAATCGCTCTTCTGAAACAGGGAGTATTTTACTTGCCCCTTTCGTAATTCCACCTGATATTAAATTCGCAAGAGATGTCCCGGTTTCTACAGGCGAAACTATGGGCTTTACTAAATTTTTGCCGTATTCTGTCGCACTAGGGACAAGGTTGCTTGCTGCGCGAGACATAACAGATGGCTTTTCAACAGGAGTAGGCGCATGAAGTTCTTCTATCTCAACTCCCTCTTCAGCCAAGTATCCGTCAACATCGTCATCAGGCGCACCCTGATCGAGCATCAGCTTCACATTGCCTTTGATACGGTCTATGTTCTTATCGCCAATAGGCATGGTTACTCCGTTTTAATGCCGTACTTGGAATACCGAGATGTTCCGGTTTGAGGCGCTACAGGCTGCGGCCCTGATTGAGTCCGAGGGTCATACGCCGGTTTTGCTTTAGGAAACGCGGGAGAACTTTGCGTTTCAAGCCGTGCCTGTAAAATATCGTCAATGGCCTTCAGTGATGCCTTCATCTGAGGCAATGAGTACGATGAATTAAGAACGTGCATTTGCTGGTCTACGCCTGCCTGTGCCATAGCTCCAGAATTGACAAGCGCCCTCTGCACTTCCCGAACAAGTTCATTCCGGTAAGTATTGACTTTTGCAATCCTTGGGTCGCCTGTGTTTTGAAGAAACCAGTTGGCTCCCGCGTTCAACGGGACAATCCCACTGTTGTTAAGCTCTTCAAACGCCGTATACATATCCTGCATGGGCTTGTCAATAGCCTGAATAAGCGCATTGCTCCGAATCAAACTCAAGTCTTGCTTCTTCTTGATATTGGCCTGCACTTCAGCCAAGTTCAAATCCTTATAGGCAGGATTTGAGCCGAGTTCGTTGATTACCGCCATCCTCGCTGTAGACCTTGCGGGAATTGAACTAAGTGAAATTTCCCCGTTTGCCACTTTCCATGCTGCGTTCTTTATTTCATCCTGCGAAGGCTGGTTTGTGCTGATTGACAAAGGCTTTGCAGCCCCAATCCTTGTAACCTTACCTGTTTTAGTCCCTACCGTATTGATAACGGGCTTCCCGTTTTCCATTGTCGTTACCGGCATAAGGGTTTGCTTGAGGTTCAAATATCTATCAGACTCCTCAGGCGGCAACTCTCCCCCGATATACCGTTCTTCAAGGGTTTTATCCATTCCCAACATTTGCTTCAGCGATATTTCACTAGCCTTTTCAACAGAATCCTTTGTTCTAGGTATGCGCGTCCAATCAGGGTTGGGCGCAGAAGTCTTTGGAAGCTCTTCAACCGGCCTCTGGATAGTCTCGGGAATTTCATCGTATCCTTGGGGCTTCTGAATAAGCTCCATTAGCGGACTTTTGCCCTTGTTCATCGGCAATGAGCTTTCCGCGGCTAAAGCGGCCTGTTCCAGCTGAGATGCCTCTAATTTACTCTTTTCCTGCTCTCTTCCGGACTGTAATTTGCTGCTTAAAAGCAGTTGCGCCAGAGAAGACAATAATTGCCCTCCCTCGCCTGAATCAGATCGCTGTAACTGCGGTATGTTAAGGACTCCCATTATTTTCTCCTTATGGCCTGTTATTCAGCCAATAGTCATCAGAAGAACTTGACCAATCCTGCTCTTTGTTTTTCTTCTTGCCGCCGCCCAGATTAGCCAAAAGAGAGGCAAATCCACCGCCCCCGCCTGAGTTGTTCTGAAGTGTCGATGGGTTAGAAAGAACACTATTCTTCCTCTTTACATCTTGTATCTGTGGACTTTCACGGTTCATCATACTTCCCAAAATACTAACTAGCGCACCCCAACCCATTTTATCCTCCTAGAACAACAGTCCAGACTTGCCCTGGCTGATTGTTGCCGCCCCTGTTGCCTGAGCGGTCATGATCTCGGCAAGTGCCTTAGCCTCTTCCGTAGTAAGCGAAGCTTCACCCGTTGCCAAGCGAGCCTGAAGATCCGCAAGGGTTGTTCCCTCTGCCGCCGCCAACTGAGCAAGTGCATTTGTTTCTTGAGCCGTAAGACTAGATGATCCTTCTGCAAACCTGGCTTCAAGTCCAGAAACGTATTGTGCCTCCTCTGCTGAAAGTTGCGCTCTTGCCCCGGCTTCCTGCTGGAGCGACCCCATTGCCCCGGTCATTTCCTGGCGCTTCAACTGCTCATTGCCTATATCTATATCCCTGACTGTATTGGCCCGTTCCGCGCCTAAAGAAGCCGCCGCCCTGGCAAGGTTTTCTCCGGCCATGCCTTCTGCCGAAGAATCCCCATACATGCTGTTAAGGGAGTCCTGAACAGATCTTAACCCGGTACCATACTCTTCCCTGGCTTTTGCTTTCTGCATTTCAAGGGTTTCGTCACTCATACCACCTTTACCTAAAACACGGTTAAAAAGCTCCTGCCGGGTAGTGACCATTTCAGGGGTTTCGTAGTAGCCTTTTGCTTCTTTAAAACCTGCCCTAGCGGTATTGGTTGCCTTGCCATAACCCGAAGAAAGTTCCCTTCTTGCCCTACCATATCCTGCCGCGCTTCCACTCCTGGCAGTATCGTATCCTGCCCTTGCCGAATCTTCGGCCCTGCCATATCCAGCCCGTAATTGTTCTCTTCCCTTTTGATAAGCAGGAGCAATCCCGGCTGCTGCTGCTGCCATTGCATTGGCATAATTCTCCTGATTCTCCCTTTTATTAATACCTAGCCCGCCCAAAGGGTCGATATTGCTTTTAACGGAATCTAAAAACCCCATAATTCCCCCTTATCCTATTGCCAGAAAAAGATACAAAGTTCCCGACTGATTTACGCTTGTGTTGACGCCAAGGGTCACGCTACCGTTTGAATAAGCCGTAACTGCGTCGTTCACAAAACCCGTTCCAGGGATATAAGAAACTCCTATATTGGCATACAAAGAAAACACCATATCACCAGCAAGCGGGAAAGTTGTCGTTCCGGTATTAACGCTCTTCGAGATAATCAGTAAAATAGGTGCAAAGCCTATCTCTACGGTCTTGCTCGTTGTTCCATCCCCGGTGTAGCTGCCACTCAAGCTTTTGAGCCCGTCCCTGGAAATTACCTGGAGAAAGCTTTCAAGCGGAACAATGTAATTATCCAGAGGGGTTCTGAGAATAAAATCTTTTCTGTGCATTACGGTTGCCTTCCAATAAGTTTATAAGTAACTTCCCATCCACGAATAGTCAATGTAGTTCCTACCCCGGACTCGGTGTGTTTAATATAAAGTCTATATCCAGACAGATTAAATCTTATCGTGGCCCTTCCTGAAGCCGCCCCGCAATCTACGGTTCCAATAGAAGTATACGTTCCTTCTGGATCGTCTATAGCCCCATAGACATTTATTGCGGTTCCACTTTCAGGCTTAAAAAGAATCAACAACTCATAAAAGTTCTTTTTCTGCCCAGGCGCAGAGTCAACAGCGGGGTGGCCTCTGTCTATAACCTCACAGGCTATAGCTGATCCGTCATCAGACCCCCCCGTATCTCCTGTTAATACATATCCTGTGTACCCGGCAAGATAATTTTGATTCCTGCTTGACGAATCTTTTAACTCTGCAATAAAGTTTGCAGGAGTATTGGTAATCGGCTGAGTGCCCCATTTATCCATTAAATAGTCATACCAAATTAAAAGATCACACTGTTCAGAAGATCCATTCGGCACAATCCATCGGCATTGATTCTTTGTCTTATGGACACTCCCAACAATCTTAGAAAGCTGGCCTTGGTTCAAAGCGTTCAGGTCAATTTCAAGCCCTAAAGCAGTTGGCGCAACGGATACCCCGTTATAAAACCAAAACCTAGCATTAGCGTCTATGAATGCCAGCACATTACGAATTGGAACGTTGACTATGCAGGCGTTATTGACCGCACCGGTATCCGGAATCATCTTGTTAAAACCGAACGTGTTCCTATCGCTTCCGTATGCGTTCCAGATAGAATTTGTTTTGAAAACTGCTAAAAATCCCGGTCCTTTTCTTATTCCTGTGACAACATCGCCGTCATTGGCGTCTAACCCTCTTCTGTCGTTCGTATCGCAAGCATTAGGCTTATTGACCTTGGAAAACTGCACATAACTTGAGTTAGGGCCTGCCATGAAAGCGTAACCCTGCCAAATCTCAATCATGCTGAAAACAGGCGGTACCCCGTTGCCAAAGCCGTCTATTGCTATACCCAAGCTTGTATCTGCAAGGTTATCCGTGTAAGTAGTGGTTGTGTTGTCGTTGATCGTTGCTAGCAGGAGCCATACCCCGCCGCCTACTGTTGTTCTCCAGATTCTTCTCTGATTTATCTGTGCATCGGTAGAAACGGGAATATCCGTAAGAGCTACCTTTCCGTTCGTCGTTTTATCAACTACCGTCACATCGGCTGTAACAGAAGAAGGGTTCGATTCATGCCCCAAGGATGAATTATAGAACGTTATTTTATAAGAATACGTTCCGTTTGTAAGATTCCCTGCCCCGACTCCGGCCAAAGCTACAGTTGCCGTAGTTACAGGGGCCGTTATCCCCATATTATAAACAGTGGTTCCGTTGTACTTCAGGTTCCCGTCAACACCGTTACCAAGGTAAAACAGATCATCAAATACCGCTGCATCGTAAAGATTATCTGCCGTCCCGGTCCTGTCACCACCTGCGCCTGTAAGAGTAAGAGAATTCCACTGATTTGCAAAAGGAGAACCGTACCGATAAACCCCGCTAAGTCCGGTTGCTGTCTGCTGTCGGGTAAGGTCTGACTTTACATAATCAAAGAGCCCAGTAAAGGTAGCGGGATTCCCGCCCTCTGTGAGTTGAACAGAGTTTAATATCTGATATCCGGCCCTCTTGGTGATAGAAAGAGCTTCATCAAGGTTAAATCCTTCAAACTTATACATGCCGTCATCGGCAAGCGAAGGGTTAACTTTCTTGTTAAGCTCGCCAAGAAGCTGCAAGTAACCGGATTTCATTTCTCTTGCTACTGCCATTAAAACCTCTTGTTGAAAGTAAGTCCTACCGCTGTTGAATTAGGCATTACTCCCGCCGAAACGTCCCAATTCTGCTCAGGTCTTTGAGACTTCATTAGATCCATGATCGCGGAAAAGCCCATCATCGGGCGCACGTATTTGTTGCCGGAAATCTTTTTCATCTCGTCTATGTCGCTATTCTGCGGGTGCTCTGGAGAAGTCTTTACAAGCTTCTTGGATATTCCCGCAACCTGAGCACCTTTTAAAATTGCATTGGCAAGATACATCGCCTCTTTTGATTCTTTGTCTTCTATGATCCTTGCAATGTCATCCTGAGCCTTGAACCCAGCGCCTTGAATGGCTATTTCATCTTCTTTGCTCTTATCGTAAAGATTCATCCCATACTTAGATGCGTTTTCCTTATCTTTGCTGGTCCATTTTGGGGATTTAGGTCCGTTGTCTCCCCAAGATTCGGTCAGGTTCCCATAATCAACGGTCATCGGGTATCCCCGGTCATTACCTTCCCTAACATGGCCTTGGGGATGAACTGCACCGCCGCTGACGGCTAAAGCTGCTATGAGTTTTGAAATGTCCATTGTGTGTAATATTTTTTTGCGCTGCTACGTGTATTTTAAAAAAGAAACGTTAATAACTTGTCTGTATCCATTACCTACTCCACCAGTATTGGTGATAACACTTTTCATTATAAGTGTACCCCCCGACGTAACAGTGAATACCCCCGTCGCATCGCCTATAAAAACTGTAGCAGAGACTTTTTGTATCCCATGAATGGAATTTAAGGCATAGCCATCCCAAACAGTCGCAGTGCCAGAAGCTTTTTCTAGCGAAGTTGAAATATAGTTTGCTGGTGTTGAACCTGCATCTACAGTAATGTTCACATTCATAATAAAAATATCACCCGTTGTGACTGTCCCAAGATCTATCGTAGTTGTCTCTGTCGTCGCTGTAGAAGATGTAGCATAAAGACACGGCCTGTATCCTTGAAGCTTATCTGCATTTAAATTGCTTACTTTTGTTGTTGATGCAATAGAAAATGGTGCAGTTCCTGTCGCGACTGTTGACGTAATTTGACCACTTGCGGCTAGCGCTCCACACTCAAACGCCTCAGAAGTACCCCACTTGCATATTTTCCCAGCCGTCTTCGTGGCCGTTGCATTCGCCGGATCTTCCACCACAAGACTTGAACCATTCAAAGTAGCAATCCCCGAAGCACTCCCCGGATTCTTCCCGTCTACTGTTTCAGCATCAAGCCCGATCACCTTCTGACCCTGTGCGTTCGCGTGAAGGATGAACGGAGGTAAGGCGCTTCCAGGGTTAAACGTATGCTGTGCGGTTATGGTCCTTGCAGTTGTGTTATGAACGTACTGAGTATGATCGTCTGCGTCCAAGGCTGCAAGGTTGGCATGGACGTTCGTGGCGTCAACGCGCTGATACTGAGCAATCGAAGTATCGTACATGTAAAGCTGTTTCAGGTCAGTTCTCCAGAACAAATGAAGTTTAAGCGGAGGACTTACGGGGAAAGAGGTTCCACGTAAAACGCCGCCGTCGTCATGGATATTTACCGCAAGCCTAGTTACTATGTCAGTCACGCTCCCGGCAGGGTTAACGCCTAGCTCGGTTTCAAGCGCAATGATCGCAGAGGCAAGCCCGTTGACGTGCGCTGCCACTACGTCATCGGTTGAATCGGCGATGAGAGTGCGCGTGTCAAGCGTTGCCGGGTAGCTGGTATCTTCTGTTTTTAAGTCTCCCATGAATCACCCTAATATTTGATAATGAAATTAATGCCTAAATTTTGAGGCTCAGTGCTGCTCCCTGTTCTAGGTGTTCCGTTTGTTCCGTTAGTTACCAATGCTCTTGCTAAATTTTTTAGACCTAAATCGTCTGCCGAAGCTGTGTTCCCGTCTGCTGCAGTGCCTAATCGAACACCACCACCACCACCACCCTCCCTAACCAAGTTATGATAATGTCCCTGGAGTTTATCTTGAGAATACGTCCCTAGTGTGGAGGTATATTGACTCCCGGCTGCGTCTACACCAGCCGCCCTTGTTGTTGTGCCTGACCCTTTCGGGAATATGCCCCTAAAATCAGGAACGCTAAAATGCGTCCCGTCCGCAGCCCCATAAGTGGTCCCGATTACTGCAAATAAATTGGCATAAGTTCCTGTTCGCTCTAGTGACGATCCGTCACAATTTACCCATCCTGTCGGGGCTGTTGCATTCCCATACATTGTGACCATTCCAACCATAGGGAGCCAACCATGGCTTAAAAGGCCGCTGCCATCGGCAATGGGAATTTTAGAGGCCGTAGGAGTAGCCGTAGCATTTGCCGGATTTTGAACAACTAAAGAGCTTCCATCGAGAGAGGCCAATCCGCTTGCTGCAGCCTTGCTGGAAACAAACGTATCAATCTGAGCATGGGTATTTGTTCCAATGTCCGTTAACGACGTGTGACTCTTGGTCGTTATATCCGCTATACTCGAAGTCGTTTTGTCAACCTGCGCCCAAGTAGTGTTGTGAGGATCGTTTGTATCTGCTATGTGTGAAGTAGAGGCAGAAACAGCACTATCAATCTGTGTATGGGTATTCGTCCCTTTGTCTGCAAGCTCCGTATGGCTGATTGAATTAGCGACAAAGGCCCCGGTAGTCAGATTGAAAAATGGAGAAAAGAAACTCCTGAGCAAAGTACCCCATGTGTTTTTATCAGTGCTTCCCGTTTGAGGAAATCTAGGCATTAGCTATATACCACCGTGGTAGAAGTTTCAGTTGAATAAGTAACCGTTATCGCCCCATGCTCTCCTGTTCCAAAATCTCCTGCTCCAAACTCTCCGTCTCCAAAACCGCCCTCAACTGAGAACGTAGAAGTAGTTGCAGTATCGTCGGTAAACGAAGAAGCGGATTCGTTGTAATTTGTCCCCTCACCGTATTTAAACGAGCCGTATTTCATTAGCAAAATCCTTCTATGAGACTCCATCGGAAAATAGATATTAGCAATGGGAAGAAATTTGGTCGTCATTTATATAAATAACCCTAAAAAAAGTTTTCCAGATACCCTTCCACAGTCTTGATATCGTCGCTCCCCCTGCTCAAAATAGACTGAACCAATTCAGCCTTTCTAATATTGAACAGACCGACAAATTCATCTGCCGATTCTTTATTCTGCGCCAAAGCTAAAACACAGGTCCAATAAACAAGCATGTCGTGAAAATCCGAAGGTGAAGAAGGAGAATCGCCGTCTACTGCCAGATCGTCCTTACGGGAATCGTAATAGATCCTCATGGTATATACGTCATCAGGGATTGGCTCTAGATTAAACTGTGTTCCGAATACCGTATATCTCTTCGGGATTCCCGTCTCAGTAAAAGGCCATTCCCCTTGCATTTCAGTCCGGGGAAACTTCAATTCGTCTAACTTCTCAATGTCGCTGGCATCTGATGTGCTGTATTTCTCCATACGCCGAATAAACCGGCAATCAGTCGGGAAAGTATAGGACTTCGTGCTTGCTACCGTGCTGAACGTAGCAGACAGAGTAAAGTAATCCTCTTTAGTGGCGGCTATAATTGAATTGACGCGCTGATTCGCCTTATTAATATAAGTGTTCAGGTTCGCATCTGTCCAAAATCCTTCCGTGGGCTCGTTCAGAAGAGTCCTTACGTCTGTTCTTATTTCAGAACGGTTCATTTAATCCTCAAAAAACCGGCAGAGTGTCTTACTCTCCGTTATCCTCTGCCGGGACTGTAACCTAACGCTCCCAGAATCCCATTTCAAACTCTGCCGTAGGTGCAGCGGACATTGACGCACCCCACAGATAAACCAGAAGAGAACCGCCCGGATTTACCACAACCGGAGGTGCCGGGAAGGTCTGCATGATGCTGGTCGTGCTGGCAAGCTGAGAAGCACTTGCTGAAACCGTGGAGGCTCCGAATGCAAGAATGTACTGGTCGTTGGCTACCGCAATTGCATTGCGGAACAGACCGCGCCCAACCTGTCTGACGTTTGCTGAAGCTGCCGGTGCGGTAATTGCGCCGACATACAGAAGGCTTGAAGTTGAAGTGCTTATGCCCATGTTGGCATTTTTGGGAACAATAGCCGTTCCCCCGGAGGTGTACCTGTTGGTACTGTCAAGAAGGATCGCATAATGAACTGCGGCCTCTGCCGTACCCGCGCCGACAATGTGAAACTTGATGTAATCAGGGATTACATTTGCGCCGCCCGTCGAATTGGCGTTTACAAGAACGACAGTGGGAGTCGTTGCGACCCATGCCGTACAAGTTGCGCCTGTAAGGGTTATGGCAGTGCTGATCGTTGCGTTTGTCGCCACATAATACGAACCTTCCTCTGCCAAACCGTGTTTGGTGCTGGTAAGCGGAATGTTCATCAGTTCCCCACGGTTGCCAAGCCGTGCATAAGCATCGGCCCCGTCGAGGTTGCGAGACGGCATTTCCTTGTAAACCTTGCCCCGAAGGGCTTCCTGTACTATCACGTTGCTCATTTCTGTTTTCTCCTTTTACACTAGAAGGTTAAATTCAATTTACTACTCATCCTGAAGTTCTGGCCTGACAGTGATAGTTACTGCTACCCTGTCCATCGTGGTCCCGCTGCCGGTTGTGGCTTGCAGGAAAAGCGCATCCCCAGCTGCAAACGCATAGTCCGAAGCCGTTGCCGAGAGCGTTCCGGTTACAATTGCATCAGAAGTCATATCCATGACCGCCGAAAGCACTGTTACCGCTGCCGCCTCAGTAGTTCCCTTGAGCACATTCAACGATGCCTCGTTTGTGCTTCCCTTTGCGCCAAGCCAGCCTTGAATGCCTGTGATCTTGCCAGCATAAGGGGCAATCCATGCCCCATACGTCCCTGCTGTCACATCTGCCGCAATCTGAGCTTTGTGAAACAGCGTTACTGTTTCTCGGGCAAAATTGCTGTTGTTCTTGTCGATGTTTCTGTCTCTAATTGCCATTTACGGACCTCCTTTCCTCAATTGTTAGTTTCCCCCGCGCCTGTCGCGGATTCTGTGTTTCTGCGCCGATCGTTCACGAAAAACCCGCCTTCGTGCTTTTCGCCAACACCAGCGAACGATATTCTTTCTCCTATCCCGTATTTCAACCGGATATAAGCATCATCGTGTACGGCTTCCATCTTATTGCGGTGTTCCTGTTCCTGAGCCTTTTCAATACGCTCCTGTTCTTCGTCGATCTTTCGGTTAAGAGCTTTTGCCCCTCCCTGTTTTAAAGGAGAACATTCATACAAGTCTTGTAGAACCCAGGTTCCGAGAGTTTCAAGCTGGCCTAGCGGGATCTCTTTGATCACGTACTTGACGTTTCTCTTGTCCTTCCCGACAACTTCCCATCTAGCCTTGAGTCCGTTCCACTCAAAGTCAAGCCGCTTGTCGAATCTCTTCAGGTCTTCTCGAAAGCTTTGTGGAGTCATAGGCCCTACCTGTTGTTTATGGAGAAGTCTTCTTTTGAAGCCTTGAGCCGCATCCGGCGCTTCTTTACCGGCGCTCCGTCAATAAGTACACTGTCTTCCCCAAGGCCATCAGTTTCCTTGACCTCAGCAACGTCTTTTTCGTCCAGGGCACCGTCAGGCAACGCAAAGTCGCCGTCCTGGTCTTCAACTATGTAAAGTCTGCTCTCGACAACCGCACCGGACCCAGGATCCCACCGGAAAGCATGTTGCTTTATCCCAAGCTCTGCAATCTCACGAGGAAGAGTAAGGCCCTTTCTTCCGGGCTGCACATACCTTTCCCTGCTATCGAACGTGATTGCAACCTCATGATCCACCCTTGACTTCAGCGTTACGAAATCTCCAAATTCCTGCATTTGTGTCTCCTTTCGCCCTTAGAGTAGGCGGCACTTTTTAAGTGCGGGGGCCATCAAAGACCCCCGCTAAGTTAATAACTAATAACTTGCAACATATACGTTGCTCGCAGTAACCCCATCCATCCTGAAGCAGGTAGAAGGCTTTGAGCAATGGTAGTTCAGCCAACGCCTATAGAAGGCTTCCCAAACGTCCTTACCGGAGGTCTTGGTAAGGATCGCGCCGGAATCATTTGCCCATTCGCCGTCAATCTGCGTGTACTTCTTCATGTAACGCTTGTCGAGGCCGAAGAGCATTCCATAAGGAGCGTTCTTGGATTCGATTACCGGCTTGCCGCCAAAGGTCACATATGACTTCTTGGAAGAAGCCGCTGCGGCCTTGGTGCCTCCATCGGGAGACTGAAGGTCAGATCCGGAATAGCGCCGGTCTGCTTCCAGGAGGGCCAGATAAGCGCGTCTTACGCTGTGGTGACAGGCAAGGGTTGAGATTTCCGCATCTCCAAGCTGCGAGGCAATGTCAAAGTTCAACTGAATCGCATCGAGCGAGAGAGCGCCAACCGCCGACTGTACCCGGCTCTTGAGCTGCGGGTAGGTGGTACGGGAAAGACCGGAAATGGTTTCCAGATAGGTGCCGTCATCAACGAGGCCCAGGAGCCCGACCGGTTCGTTGTTGTAGCCACCGCCCGCCGCTGCTGTTTCTGCTGTGGTGTTGAAGCGCACAATATAGTCATTGTTGGTAAAGGTCGTTGAAGGCACCGTTACCGAAAGGCCCGTTGAAGTCACAGCCGAAATAGTCGTAATCGTGCTGGAGCGAAGCGTACCGTCTCCAGGATTGATGCAACCGATGATCATGTTCTTGCGGAGATACCGGGCACCACCCGCTGTTTCGGTCACGCCGCCCGGATTGTCCACAACAAGCGTGGTCTGTGCGCCGGTGCAGTTGACGTAAGCCAGAATGCCCTTTCCGGCACCCCAAATCATACGCGCCTGTTCACGCTTGAGGTTCGTTACAAGCGTATCCATCGACATGTTCATGGCGTTCTTGAACGCACCCTTGGAGGTCTTGGCAGATTCCATCATTTGCTTGGTCATCTGGAAAGAACCGGCGAGGTACTTCATGGAAATATTGAACTGCTGAGGATCGAAGTTACCGGCAGTCGGGAGGTTTCCGTTTTCCGTGTATGCACCAACACCCTCGTTATAGCTCATGTTGGTCATTTCCACGGCTTTCCGGCCTTCAAACTGCGCGTCAGAGACTTTTTCAAACATCTCTGCAACCGGGTCAAAGGTCTGCACCTGATCAGTTACTACGTCCTGATAGTCGTCTTTCAGGATTCCATCGAGAATAGTCAAAGTTTCGAGAGACATTGTTTTCTTCCTTTTCCGGGGCTATCCTGAGATTTTGGCCCAGGCATCGTTCGATGCTTCGTCAAGAGTTTTAGGCTTTGCGTCCTTAGCTCTCGGAGGAGTCCCCCCTGGCTTGTGTCTCACCATGGGGTTAGGCGGTGCCGGGCCTCGTTTGTGTGCGGATAGCAACCCTTCGTTAAGTTCTTGTTCAAAGATTTCTTTCATTCGAGAGAAATCACCCATTGCAAACTGTCGCTGCTCTTCCTGCGTCATCTGAGAGAATATTAAATCCTCTATCTTGCTCTGGTATTTGGAGTCGATCTTGGCCGCTGAAAGCATCCCTGAAAGCTCACTACTGGCCTTGTTCGCTACAGATTCAAGCTTTGAGCCGGACATTTCGCCTTTCAAGGCTGAAATTTCTTCCCTGAGTTCTTTTAGTGTCTGAATGTCTTTCAGTTCAGGGTAGACCTTCAAAAGCTCTTGCCGGATTCTCTGCTGGTTCTGTTCGGCGGTGCGGTCGTCATCAGTCATGGAAGATTTTCTTCGCTGCTCTTCAACAGCTTTTTCCCATTCCTGAAGCTTCTGGAGCTTTGACTTGACCTCGCCGGGATCTCCAAATTCTGCATATTGCTGGTACTTTTCATGGGTCGTTTTATACTTCCCATACACATCGTTCCAGCGTTCAATAGGCTTCCCGTCGATCAGGTCTTTGAAGACCGGCTTTTCGCCACCCTCGCCGACTACAGGTTCTTCGCCTCTTTCTTCACCGCCCTCTCCCGGTTCGCCTTGTCCGCCCCGGATAGGCCGGTACTCATCCCGCAACCAGACTTCATACTCAGACAACGTGTTCATGCTGCTACCTCTTTTCTCGCCCGTAATGTCGGCGGCACGTTTATTCGCTCTTGTCGTTAGCGGTACGCAACCTGTTTAACGACCTTTCAGGGAGTCGGCCCCTAGCCACAGGTTGAAGGCAATAAAAAAAGGCCACATCAAGTAACTTTTCAGTTACCCAACGTGGCCTTCGATTACGAATAGCCTTATTTAGTTTTTAATGTATTACTATCTAACCTACCATTGTCCAGTTACTTGGATCAATTCCGGATTCTCTTAATGCGTTTTCTAAATTCCCAAACCTACTATGAACCACATCCCAAGAAGGAGATCCAACAAAATCTCTTGCATGGACTCTTCCCTTTTTAATATATATTTTTCTGATACCAGCTATTATTTCTATATCAGAAATTCTTTTTTGTGCTGGTCGAGGGGCCATCCCTCTATGCTCAATATATTTATTGAATGTTCCAAATGTCTGCACTATCCTTGTTAATACAGGCTCATCATATTGTCTTAATTCACGCGAGGTAGGTTGCTTCCCTAGCTGCGCGGCGACAATATCAAACCTATAATTAACCTGATCAGGGCATAACCCCTTACTATTTAAAGCTGCCAACGTCCCTTTTGCTTCTTTTAACGATATACTTTTATTAATAAAATGTTGTTTTTTGTTTTTTTTCCTGGCAGCAACCCCTTTAAGTGCTGATTGTTTTAGTATTGCTATATTCTCCGCTGTCATCCCTATCGTTTTTCTAAATTCTTTTATTTCCTTAGAAACAAGAGAATCTTTATCTCTAAGCCCAAACTTCTTCTTATATTCTTTAACCTTTTTTTTGTGATTTAAAAATATATGATTTGATAAATTATCAAACCATTCTCCGCAAATATGGCATTGCAGTTTGCCATCTCCCTCACGCTCTAAAACTACTCCAGGATAGCCATGCCCATCTACCAACTTCCTAAACGGAGGATGGAGTTTATAAAGATTGTATGATTTCGTTCCTTTTGGTAACTCAAAATCTACTTTACTCGCTGTCAATTTTTTATCCCTCCGATTACGGATAGCCCTTTTTAATTGTTAGAATGTTTTACAATTTTGGGAACCACCTTTTTAAATATTTATCAATTAATCTTTTTGCATCAGCTCCGCCAAGTGCAAAAACCTTTTGTTCTTCTTTGGTCATTTCATAAAACATTGTGTCTTCTATGTCCGGTTGAATTTCTTTTAATCTGATTCGTAAGTGATCAGACAATTGATCTGCAATCTTTGTAAGCTTTTTAGATTTCACCAACAACAACAATGATTTAATCATACTTAATTTCATTTCCCCTCCGATTACGGATAGATTTAACTTACTTTAAACAAACCCTTTTCTGTCGATTCCCTCTTCTGCGCTTTCCCGTCTACTATCTCAATCAAAATCCTTGCATGAGACTTCCCTTCTTCGTATTTCCTCAACTCTTCGGAAAACCAGACAAGAGCAAGTTTGTTTTCGTTTTGCGTCATGCGGTTTACTTTCTCCCCTTAACAACATCCATTCCCAAACCAATATTTAAGTAAATACTTTTCAGAAGGGGGGAATTCTCCTGTTTTTATGATTTCATCCCTCTCTTGCTTAGTCATAGAAACTCCGCAAAGACTCTCGTCTGAATCTAAGTCGTCTATTCTTGCTTTATGTCCGCACTTCAAGCATTCAAGATTGTTTTCACTAATAGGCAGTGAGATAGCCCAACTATGAACAGTATTAACTAATTCATAAGCCGTCAATTGGATCATGCAGGAATCACCTCTTCAGGTATGGGGGGGCTTACTTCCTCCCCAGGGTTCATTGCTGCTTCGCTCTCAGTATCTATTTTCTTCCCACCCTGTTCCGGCATGGGCTGGCTGTTCATTTCGGCATCGCCTATCATCATGTGCTTGGTGATATGCTGAACGATAATATCCTTAAACTGCCGTCCCCGATCTGTCCTCAAGAATGCTTTATGTCCTGCAATGTGTATAGGGTGATTGTCAATGAACGGAGTAACATCAATCGGATCACCACGCTCTATGGCCTCATTCTCCAAGGCTGCGTCAACCACATCATCATCAGCGTTTTCCATCAGCTTGGATATTCCTAAAGACTTCAAAACTTCATATCTCACATTGGGATCTTCAATGTCCACTAATTTAGCGTTTATGGCTCCCATGATTTTTGCATTCTCTACCTGAGAGCTTCTTGGAATAGTTGAATCTGAGGCTACACGAACGTTGATAGCGCCCATAAGGTCCGCGCCCTTGAATTTAGTAAAAGTCCACTGTGTTCCTTTTCCCTTTTTTGCGAATATTCTTTCTGCCTGCTCACCGTAAGTCCGGAGAAATTCTATCTGATGCTTCATCCAGACTCTATAGCCTTCTCCGATATTTCTGAGTGAAGGACCAAATCGGGTCATCCCCTGTTCTACAAGCTGATCGACTACAACGCCGGGGGCTCCCGAGTAAGGGGCCTGACCTTTCAATGCCTCAAAGGTCGATCCGAGATTTTCAATGTCGCTTGTGATCGTGGTTCTATACTGCATGATAGAAGTCGGGATTTGTTCTCCCGGTATTCTATCGGGCTTTGATGCTTTGTCTCCTATCAGATTATATTTAAGCTGCGCTCCCGGTTCTCCGGAAAAATTGTTTACCACCGTCCCTTCCGGAATTAACCAAACGGGAGCGGACATGCGAGTCGCAATTAAAATTATGAGCGAGTCAACTTTATTCAAATCCCTTTGCTTCGGTTTAATATCCGTCAGTGGAGTACTTGCATACGCCGCTCCAGGAACAGAATCAAACTTCATGTCTGCAATAGGAATAAACGGTTCTCCACTCGAATCAAGTGGAAGTTCTTTTTTCTCACAAACCTTACCCCCGGCAACCACGGCATAAAGACCATTTTTATACTTCTCAGTAGGAAGCATAAAGAGTCTTTTAACTTCTACTCGCCTGATCTTGTTGTTTCCCGCAAGATAAGCATTGGCCGTTGTATCCGAAGTCAAATATCCTATCGTTTCTAAATAATTCGTTCCCTGAGTCTCTTCGAGAGAATCAGGATCAATGTCGGGATAATGGTTTTTTACATATTCCTTATCTTTTTTGTGAACAACGAGAATTTTAGGCTGGTTCTCAAATTGCTCAATGGTGTGATCTTTCCAAACCTCGAACGGGCTTAAAACTTCTGTGTAGTTCTTATAGCTTTCAATTTGAGGTTCGGGAGTGGGGTCTTCCAGCAACCCTTCTATCTCCCCTTCCATCCCCATACCGTCCAGCATCGAAGGTTCGGGGGCTTCTCCGTAAACAGGATCTACCCCGGAAAGAAGATAGCAATTCCCCGTATAGGTAAGCCAAGACGCTATCGGCTGTCTCAAAGAGTCAATCTTGTTTTCTTCGCAAACAACGTCTTCAACGGAGTCGCACATCTGCGCGGCTTGAATATCTTCTGCTCTGTCAGATTGAGGGACAAATTCAAAATTAGGTTCTATCCGAGACAAAACAGAAACAAGCCTCTGCCCGGTAGCCGCAAATACATTCGTTACTGGAGTAGGAACCCAATTTTTAAGACGCTGCTTTCTAAACTTCCCGCTGCCGCCTGCTTGGTCCCAAATGATCCACTGATTGCCCATGCGGAAAAGGATATTCTCGTACCACTCGCGTTCAAAAGAAGCCCGCCCCGGCTTAAGCTCTGAATAGGTCTTCTCTACCAACTCAAGCACTTCAGCATCGGTAGCTATCTCTTGCGCCGGGACGGCTTCTTGTTGTGCAAGCATGTCAAGCATCGGAGTCCTTTACGGGAACTTCTTCAAATATGGATGCAATGTCGCGCAAAGACGGTTGCTTGGATACCAAACCCACACCCTGGCCTGCCGGAGGAAGGTCGTTCTTGATTAAAAGAATATCCACAGTCCTTTTATATTCGGCCCGCTCGTCGTTTCGTTCTTGTCTCAAATGGTCAATCTGTTTTTCAAGAAATGAAATTATCTGATCCTTTGCCGCACAAGCGCCGCACTCACTTTGGAAAAGTATCATATCAACCTCATTGATCTAAACGGATAATAAGATATTCGCAAATGCCACTCTTTATTAAAACGCTCTAATGCTATGTATTTATGCCATGCGCATAAATAATAAATTATAATGTCTATGTTTTTATTCAGCGGGGTACTTTTACAAAAGCCAAACCGTGGGAGATCCCCGCCCTCATTAATTTCATACATTAAATTCTCCCATTGAAGAACCAGATTGAAGCGCCATTTCTCTTTTTCTTCGTGACATGTGATAATTTATCGAAGATTCGTTCAAGTGCATCAACTCTGCCGGTATTTCGTCTTCGTCCGGCTCTTTGCTTGCCGGAGTGCCGTAATCTCTCACTACGTCCTGCAGATAACCGAATGGATCTATAAGGTCATCCCGCTTTGCTTTGATACCGCTTACCGAAATTCTGGTAACCTGGCTTAAAAAGTCTTCCTTAATCGGGCATTCTTCCGCGATAAAAACTTTTCTGAGCTTTACATAGGGCTCCCACCCGACCACCCGTTGAAACTTAGACCGTCCACCAGGGAGAAGGTCGCTCAAAATAGCGAAAACCCCCTTCTTGTGAATTTCCTCCTGCAGATAATGCTTCATGTTCCCCATGCCAGCACGTTCAATGCCTATAATAAAAGGCTTGTAGCGAAGAATCAGGGCCATGGCATACTGAATCGCATCCGTAGGGGAACAAATTTCACAAAACCCGTCAGACAGCATAAAATCTTGTGTTGAATTGAGACTCCATAATTCCAATGCGTAATAATCCGAGTCTCTTTTTTCAATATTCTGAGATGTAGGGTCGCCTGCAGGGTCAATCAGTAAAATATTTCGTGCTGTTTGAAAGTCTCCCCGCTTAATTATTCCAAAACGTTCCTTCGGAAAGATTTGAGTCTTGCCGGAAATCGGAGAAAGCTTGTAATGACAGGAAAACTCCGAGTCTGACATTTTCCCGGCTTTAGCTTTCAACGTCTTTACAGAAAACACATTCGGATAAGCAGAAACAGTTTCCTTTTCATCGACGTAGGCCGATCTTTTAAAGACGTTGCACTTCCCGCCCTCTACCAGTTGAGTGTGAAAGTCAGAATCGTTCCAGAAGACCCCGGCAAAGACCATTTTCGATCCTTCATCAAGCAAAGGGGTCAAAAGCCTTACCTTTTCTGCCACAGATTCAATTTGCTCCTTCGATCCTGTGTTCTTCTCCGAATGCAGGTCATCAGGGAAAATCCAGTCAAAATGACGGCTGTTGACAACAACGTCCAATCCAGCAGTTTCAAAAGTCGCCTCTCGGATCGCCATATTTTTACGAGTGGCTACAACGGCGATATTTTCGTTCCATGGAAGCTTTTTAAGACTCCCATCCAGGTTTCCATAGCAAAGCCGGAAGGTCCGGCAGGAGGTGATTACCTGCTTAATAACAGCTAGTCTCTTCTGCGCCTGTTCGTGGACCTCACCATAGAACAGTATTCTTGAATCTGGCTTCTTGCAAACAATCCAAAGAGCAAAAGCCTGTAAAACAGTAGACTTTAATGTACCCCGAGGGCAGAGAATGAGAGAATCTATGTCATTTATCTTTACATCTTCGGGTTTCTCTATCTTGTGCTGCTTCTTATACTCAGAATCAAGACTTTTAAACGCGTATTCCTGAATCTTCGGTAAATTGTCTTCATAAACAGCCTGGAGAAAATTACAAAGTTCCCTTTGATCCTCTGTAATTCTTGGACCCTTCGGGTCAGGGTTAAATCCAAATTCACAAATATAAGATGCGAAAAAGAAGAAATCCTCATCGCCCTTAATCTTGTTGGCTTTAATAAGGTCTTCTGTGGAAAGACTATTTATGTTTTCCAGAGTCATTCGCTGTCTTTAGTCCAGACATCATCTTTTTAGGGTCTTTCGGCCTCAACGTCTGCTGCTTCATCTCTTTACGGCTCATCATAGACTTGAAACTCATGTCTTCACCAACTTCTTAAATCCTGACTTCTTCTTGACGTTCGGAATCTTCTGCGCCCTGGACTTATCCGACTTCTTATATGTGAGCTTCTTCTTAAAACTCATGGTTTAATCCGCTTAAACCCTGTAGGGTTCAAAGGAACCCATCCACGATCATCGTCCCATTCCCGCTCTACACCATCAGAAAATACCTTACGGGTAGCCTTAGAAGATTCATACTCTTCCTTTTTAGGAGGCTCTATAGCCTTCCGAGGCTCAGGCTCGCCCACAGCCTCATCAATATCCCGCCTCCGGGTAAGTAATTTTCCAAACCCTTTTGACTCGCCCACCTTGCGCCTCCCGTAACTGTCCTTCAGATCACACCCTCACCCACCCCAAAGGCCTCTTTCGACCACACCTGAAAATTTTTTTTAACATTAACATCGTAGCTATCATCGTAAGGGTCATCTACCAGTGTAGATCGGGCGTCGCCAAACACCCGCTCCCAGGACTTCTCATAATCCTCTGTAGAAGGTGTGCAGAAAATCGGATCTTTAGAAAGATACTTCATGCCTACCTTCTCGTTTTCAAACCGGCACTGTAGCCCATACCAGCACCGTTAGGACCGTAGCCAGAAGGCCGGGGCTTAGGTCTTACCATCCCCCCGGACGTTGGTGCACCAATCCCAGGCTTATTCCCCATACTAGGCCCCATACCGCCTTGACGCATATTCTGGAATATCGATTTGAAGCCCCCCATAGACATCTTTCTACCCCCTCATTTCGTTGTGTAATTCCCTGTGGCAATTCGCGCATAGGGCGATACATTTATCGAGTTCTGTAAGCCTCTTAGCAGTAACACTTTTCGACAACATCTGGCACGGTTCAAGCTCTTTTTCTTCAGGTTGCGTATGATGAAAATCTATAGCGCCAAAAAATTTATCATATCCGCATCTTTGGCATTTGTTCATGCCGCGAGCTTCTATTATCTCCATCCATTTTGCTTTTTTCCTTAATCTATACTGACGCTGTTCCTCTTTAAGCTTTCCTGAATTTTTATATTTTCCCCTGCGCCTAGCTTTTTGGGCTTTTACTTTATCCGGGTTATTCAGTTTCCACTTTTTTATGCTGGCTAACGTAGTCACCCTGAATTGTTGGTAGTGCGCTCGCTGCCACGCGTTTCTTTTAACCCTGTCCTTAATTGGCATAAACGACTTTTAGAAAATATTACGAAAATTCGGAGTGAGGTTAGGGAACCTACTCGGTACCGCCCCTAGGGTTCCTGCCTTACCCCATCACTCCCAAACACTCGTTCTATTATTTACGCCATTTGACATAATGTTTATTATCAGACAACACAATATTATCAACTACTTATCTGTGACAATTTTTGTCACCTGCTCGTATTGACCCTCGATCACTACCTGTTGTGGTGCCTGCAGCAATCCGAGGTTAGTGATCAGCCGCTCCCGGTCCTCTGCCGTAATCTCGATGCTGGCATGTAAGGACTTGATTTCCTGACGATTTATCTTTACATCCCCTCTGTCCGCTATTGCATTACATGCGCCCAGGACGTCAGAGCCCTTGATTTCCTTCATACTTCCAACCAGTTCGCCCTTTGCGAGCTTTTTAATAGATCTTTTGGCAATAGGCATAAGAGACGCGAGTAGCCCTGTCTCAGCCTTCTTGCTCAGTTTAGCGACATAGGACCTATTGATATTGAGCACTGCTGCTGCATCCGACTGTGAGAGCCCTTTAGCCTGTAAAGCCTCTACAATCAATGCTTTTTTTTGTTCCTCAGGCATTTTAGCAATTTCGAGGTTGCCCCTGCCTGTCCGCTCTCTATACTCGCTCACTGGTACTGACATAATTTGTCACTCTTCTTTGGTTATTTGGTCTTTTTACCAAAATTCAGGATAAAAAAATGCCTCTTCTTAGACATGGCCGTGGAACACCATAGCGATTACGGGGAGAGCGTCTATGTATCTGGTTATGTTTTGAGTGTCACTCATGGGTTGGTTTGCTTGCTCGGCTTGTGCAACAATAAGAAAGCCATTAAAAACCACCAGCCACTGTGATCTTTCCAAAATACAATATAAGCGCATCCGCAAATAACTGTTAAATTTATAACGCCTGTTATTAAATTGTCTATTATGCTATTCAGGCTTGGCATTAATCAATGCTCCAACATTAACTCCGCAATCATGGCAAAACATCAACTCATCCTCTGTTAGCTCAATCTCACCTAGCTCGTATGAGCAATGAGGACATTTCACCTGATTTTTACCTCGTCCCCGATCCTCAGGCCGTTGCTGAACCCAGGGGCCAGTTTTATCTCTCCCTGTGCTACCTCTGATTTGAGCATTGCCTGATTACTCCTAAAATCCAGAGCCCAGACTCGTTTGTGATCATATTTATGGATCTCGGCATAGAGGTTTTGGTTATTTGCCATACTTCCCCTCGGTTTGCGCCCATGTTAATTTACCGATAGGGTATTGATATGTATTGTCGCCACACCAGACCGATGGCACATAATACGGTTGAGGAAAATACGGCGACGTTTTTAAACTGTGTAACCTCTCATACACGCTCAAAAGCTCCTTTACCAGCTCTATCTCTCGTTCCAGCTCTTTAATACGGTCTGACATTTAATCCCTCTGCATTAACTGCTCTCGGGCTCGCTCCAGCAGATACAGATTATCCCCGATGTGTGTTTTGCTGCCCGCCGCATAAAATTTATCGCCCTGCCAGCCTAAAACCAACACCTCCTGAACGTCCCCATCTATTGCGGCCTGCAGTATGGTTTTGGCGGGGATGTCAGCATAGGTCTCGCCACTGCCCCTGTATGTCGGTAATGGGATTAAATCACCCATTTTAATCCTCCTGCGATTTTTTCGGCCTGCCCGGTCCTCGCTCGATCCGCTCTATATCCCCTGCTCGCTCAAATGACACATGATACAATACCTGATTTTCGGTACCAATGAGCTGCCGAACTACCTCGCCCATAATCTCTGGCACGTCTATTGCGATTTTCCATCCGCCAGCTGACTGCGTGCTGATTTTAGCTATTGACCCTGTGAGCATAGGACCGATTGACATTTGACCTCGTTAATTAATTATTTTTTGAATTTAATTGCCAATACTACTCGACCCTTTTTCCCTCATAGCGCAGATATATCATAGGTATTCGTTTTTTGTCTATAGTGATTATCAACAACACCAATTTAGTCCTGTATAGAGCCTAATTGCTTGATTTTACTCACTAACATTTTTTACTATTCATCTTGACAAATGACAATAGCAGGTGTATATTTGTATCAGATAGAACAAAACAGGCGGTCAACCCGCTCAGGAGGGACGCAATGAAATACATCGTCAAAGAAGTTCAGAACAGAAACAGTGAGCGCGAAGGTTCCGAAATAGAAGCAAAAGATTTGTCTGCTGCAAAAAGAACTGCTTCACGCATGCAAGTATTTGAGGGCACCGTGCTGCGCATCGAAGCGGAAAACGGGGCTGTTCTCTCTACAAAAGAAAGCGGAACGTGGCGCGATGAAATTGCAGCCAACTTCGTATGACCGCCGCCGATCTCAAGGAGGCCCGGCTCCGGCTGGGCCTCACTCAAACCCAATCTAACCTACTACACAGGAGGGCGGGGAAATGAAAACGACACAAATAATAAACACTGTACTTACCGATGGTGCAATGCTTATCAGGCCAACCAAAGGAGAGCATGCCAAAGGCACTCCCTGGGAATATGACGTTAAGCCGCTGTTCACCGGCAGCAAAACCGGTTGGGTTATTCTCGATCACACAACGGCTCATGCCATGAAAACGGTATTCAATGCACTATCAGAAGAAAATAAATTAAAATTCGACAATATTTTTATTACTCGGCTGATTGATTTTACCTGGAAGCAAGTAGCATAAGTTAAAAAAATCTCGTTTTCTTAACCTAATGTGAAATTATGTTAACCCTTAACGCATAAAGAATAGAGGAGGAGAAAATGAGCGCATGGACACAGCCATATCTCGGAGTGCAGCACTTGGAAACGGATAGATACCTTGCACAGTCACCGATTGGGAAACATTCTCTGACTTAACGATATATCGGAAGCCCATCCGAATATCAGAGGCCCAGGATCACACATTTTACGGCCCCGGCCATTTGGAAAATGCGAAAAATTACTGCGAAAGTGAAATTAAATAATTATTCCGATTTAATATTTATTCCTACCCTCGATTTGCTCTAATTTGAGTTTAAACGAGGTTGCAAGCGGCAGAGTGCCCGCTTTCATAAAGAATCAGGAAGGAGTTGTTATGAAAAAAACCAGCTACACAATGCCAATGCTAGCCAAGGCCTGGGGGATCTCCCGGCAGAGAGTGCAACAGCTATTTACAGGTGATCGGCTCCCCCCGCCTGACCGATGGGCAGGTACTCAACCCTTGTGGGACTCGATACCTTTAAAACCTGCTGAGATTGTACGAGGACCTAAGGCGCATAAAGAATAATTAATCAATTTTCGTTTTATTTGATTTGATGACCGCAAAAACCTCTGAACGAAAAACTGCCGGGTGCCCGTTGATCCTTCTCAAAACCCCAAGAGAAATAAATAATTTCTCTGCGGGGCGGTAATCTTTAAGCTCTGGCCGATCAAGAATCTTGGCGGCCAGCTGTATCAGCGGCTTCCATTCTATCAGCGGAATTTCGTCGTCCAAAGATAGTCCTCCTAAAAGTTATCTGCGTAGAATTTTGCAATTGCTACTTCTAACTTCTCTTCTCCAAACCCTCCCCCCTCTCCGTCTCCACCAATCTCTATCCAAATTACGCCTGTTGCCGTGCGAGTTAATCGGAAGTCGCCTATTCTGATTGTTTCAATGTGCTCCAAAGATACTCCTCCCTGAATAAATTTAGTGCCGGTCTTCCCCGGCTGCCAGCCCTTATCCAAGGGGCGATCCAAATCCTAATCCTGTTGGTGCTTGGGCTTCCTTTCTCTTCCGCGTTCAATCGCGGGAAATTAGCTGACGCTTCGATCAGCTAGCACGGCATTTTCTTAGTCGGCATGGTCTTCTTCTTTGCTGCTGGTTTCTTCTTTGCGGCGATAGGTCATCACCTCCTTTCAACTAATCATCTTTACGCTTTTTAGGAACAAGCGGTTGGTTAAATACTGTCTCTACCCATTGGAACGCTTTACGAAATATATGCGGAGCTACATCAAAAAGTGCCGCCCATAGATTCACAACTGGAACAATTGATGCAATGCCGCGTCCTATCAGCGTTCCTATCGTGTCCGTCGGGCTATAATATTTTTCTTTTTCGCGTTCAGATTTATCCTTCATGTAGTTTTGTGCAGTTCTAATCGTGTATCCAACCCAACAGAAGGAAAGCGGAACCCAATAAAGCAGTATCCCAAGAAAACTATTGAACTGAAAATCTCTGATCCAATTGACTATGAACATTTACAACCTCCTTTTAAAGTGAATTTAAAATTCCCTAACAAGCGCATTGAGACGGGCTGCGCTTCGCTTGCCGCTCATGCGGCATGTTCTCACGCTAATGCGAACAAAACGCTTGTATTTCTATACCGCGTGTTTTTGCTATAACCCTTTGCCTTACCTTTTTTTACCAGACTCAATAGAGCCTCGTAAGCGTCAGGAGAGCAAACCTGTGGTGATCCGCACCACGCGGAACACTCCAGCGAGGAAAACGACAGAGGTTTCTTTTTCAGATACCTCAATATCGTTATTTCATTTTCGGTAAGCGTGACAAAAAACGGCTCGACTGCGACCGCTTTTTCATTCTTGCTTTGCATTCGGTTTTCTTTCTCCCGGCGCGTCAGCCGGGCGTTATCGTGAAACGGAAACATCGGCATCCGGGTATTGCTCACAGGCCGCCAGATAGTTTGCTATCCAAGTAACAAAGTTATCATACGATCCCCATCCGTTTTCTGGATTGAATTTCTTAAAATGGTCTGGTCGCTCTCTCATTAAAGCAAGCCCACTTCGGAGAGGTTCGATTAACTGATGCGCTTTTGTTATCCCGATTTCATCCGGTCGCCACAACACCTGATATATACCAGCCTGACCCGCCATATTGTTAAGATTGTGGGTTACATTGGCCCCGTACAATTGTTCCGTTTCTTTTCGGGTGTGCTCGTGGTCACAGTGCGAACAACGGCACTGGACTTCTTCGGTTTTGCCGGTCAAATAAACGTCTAAACTCATAATGTCCTCCGATGATACGATAACCAGGCTGCTCCAGCGCG